TGCCACAGTTCTCCAAGGTCTTCGGCATGAAGAAGCTGAAGGACGAGCATGGCAACGAAACCGGGATCGTGCAGTTCTCCGCCAAGCGCAACGGCATGAAGAAAGACGGCACGCCCAACAAGGCACCCACCGTCATCGACGGGCAGAAGCAACCGCTGGCCGATCTGGCCTTCTGGGGCGGCTCCAAAGGCACCGTGCGCGCGTGGGCTGTCGCTGTGATCGATCCCGATGGCAACGGCGGCATCTCCCTCCTGCTGGACGCGGTGCAGGTCACCGAAGCCCGCTACGGCGACGGCGGCATGGATGACTTTGATACCGTCGAAAGCAAGGCCGATCCGTTTGAGCAGGCAAAAGCGCACTTGACCGAACAGAAGCGCCAAGCCATTGCAGATGATCTGGGGGACGAAATCCCATTTTAGTAAAGAAGAACCCCGGCGTGAGACCAACGCGCCGGGGTTCAAGTAAGGCAGGCGGAACCGAGGGAGGAGCAGGTTCCAGATGTGTGAGAGCAACCCAACACAAGGAATACTTTAATGCAGTCTATATCTGGTGGCAAGTGTCGCGGTGGCCACAATGTCTGATATCCGTTTCCTGACAGCCCCCGGCTCTTTTCACACCCTGATTGACAAGCCCGGCCAATCCTACCCCGGCATTTCTTGGGCCGACATCGCCCGCATGGTTTCCACACCGCAGGCGAAAGAAAAGATCGACGCAGACTTTTTCATTCCCTCAACCTACCGCGAACACGACGGCAGATCGCACGAAGCCCAGCGTGAGCGCGGAGCCTTCCGCATGCTCGCCCTCGACATCGACAGGGGCAACCCCAGCCTAGACGACGTGCTGGCCGCCGTAGAGGCCGTTTGCGGGCCTGTCAGCCTGCTCGCCTATTCATCCTCCGGCGCGACACCAGAGAACCGCAAATGGCGCGTCCTGATCCCGCTGGCGGGCGTCCTGTCCGGCGCTGACTATGAGTTGGCCCAGACCGCCCTCTTCGATCTCCTGCATGCCAATGGCATACACCCCGACGGCGCTCTGGCGCGCTGCGGGCAGCCGATCTACCTGCCCAACGTACCGCTCGGCAAACGCAATCCCGATCTAACCCCGATCTTCTATCAGCACTGCATCGTCCGTGGCGGCATGTTGCGCCTCGACGCCGACAGCGCCATCCGCCAAGAAATCGACCGCAGGCTAGAACAATACCGCCTCGCCGCCGAGCAAGCCGACCGGGCGCGTGCCGAGCGTGAGCGCCAGCGTGCCGAGCGTCGGCAGAAGTTCCCCGATCAGGTCAGCCCGGTCGATGCCTTCAATGCAGACCACACCATCGAAGACCTGTTCGCCCGCTACCAATACGAGCGGCGCGGATCATCCCAGCATTACCGTTCGCGGTATCAAACCAGCCCCAGCTTCGCTACGCAGAACTTCGTGACCCATTGGGTCAGCCTGTCTGGATCGGACGCCGCCGCTGGTGTGGGCAAATCCAAATCCCTCGGCGAAAATTCATATTGCTGGGGCGATGCTTTCGATCTGTTCGTCCACTACGAACACGACGGCGATTTCGACAAAGCCGTGCGTGCCTATGGCCTTGAGATCAGCCCGGCTAAGACCGAGATCGACATGCCAGAGAACGGCATGGATGATTTTGACTATGTGGCCCCGCAGGCTGCGCCAGAGCCACCTGCCAGCGCAGAGGCCGATGACATAGACCTTGGCTCGTTCGACACCCCAGACGCCCCCGAGGCGGCCCCAGATTGGCCCACGCTTTACGATATGTTTGACGAGGCCAGCATTGAGCCTCGCCGCTGGATATACGCCCACCACTATCTGCGGTCATTCGTCAGCGTGCTGGCGTCGGCAGGCGGCATCGGCAAGACCAGCCTCCAGATCGTGGAAGCCCTCGCCATCGTCACAGGCCGCCCGCTGCTGGGCGAGGAAGTCAAAGAGCGCACCAACGTCTGGATCGTCAACCTCGAAGACCCGCTGGAAGAAATCCAACGCCGGGTTCTCGCTGCGATGCGGCATTACGGTATCAAGCCATCCGAGGTCGAGGGCCGCCTGTTCGTTAACGCGGGCCGAGACTTCAGCCTGAAGTTTGGCATCCAGACCCGCGAAGGCGTCCTGCCCAACACCAAGCTGGTCGAATACCTCTGCAAGAAGATACCCGAAAAGCAGATCGGCTGCGTGTTCATTGATCCCTTCGTCGGCGCGCACAACATCAACGAGAACGACAACATGGCCGTGAACGCCATTGTGGCAGAAATAAGGCGCGTGGCTGACGAGACGAAATGTGCCATCGGCCTGGTCCACCACATCCGCAAAGGCAACGGCGAAGACGCCAGCATCGATAGCGTGCGCGGCGCAGGCAGCCTCATCGGGGCGGCCCGTGCTGCCCGCGTTGTCAACCGCATGTCAGCCGACGATGCGGCCAAGCTGGGCATCGATGAGACCGAGGCGCGATCTGTGTTTCGGGTGGACGACGGCAAGGCCAACCTCGCCCCGCCCGCCAACGCCGCCGTCTATCGCAAGATGGAAGGGGTGAAGATCGACAACGGCGAGTGGATCGGTGTCTGCATTCCTTACAGCCTGCCAGACGCATTCGATGGCATCAGCGGAAAGGATGCCCGCAGGATGCAGCAGATCGTGGCCGAGGCGCACACCGACGGAGACCCGCTGAAAGAAAGCTCACAGTCCCCAAGATGGGTAGGCGTGCCTGCCGCCGATATGCTCGGCATCGACATCACCGACAAGAAAGGACGAGCAAAAGTAACCTCGATCCTGAAGACGTGGATGCGGACAAACGTGCTGTCCACAGAGAAGGTATTCGACAAAAAGAAGGGCCGAGAAGTCAGCGTTGTGATCGTCGGAGAGTGGATCAATGGCGATGAAATTTGACATATTCAATCTTCCCCACCTTTTCCCCACCTCTTCCCCACCTGACGTTTTTACCTCTCAGGTGGGGAAACCGCACCTTCCCCACCCCACCCCACCCCTAAAGGGGTGGTGGGTGGGGTGGGGAGAATGCGGGATTGTGGTTCGCGCAGGTGAGGTGGGGAACAAGTGGGGAAATCAGAGAGGAGCAAAACGATGGCACAGAGACCAACACGCCAGAAGAAAGATGACCGCATCCTGCACAAAGGGGCGACGGCAGCACAGGTGCGCTGCGATATGGCGCTGGCACCATTCGATAACGCCTGCCGTGAGATGGAGCGCAAATGGGGCGTGGATGTCTTGCCCGATCTTGTTTCAACCGAAAGCGCTGAGAAGTGGGGGCGTGCGATGGCTGGCCTCAATTCAGCGATTGATAGCGAAGACCCAGACAAGACCAAGTTCTGGTGCGAAGTCTGCATCAGAGGTTTAAGTGCGATGGATGCCGAAGCGGTGGCATTGGGGCGCCAAGTGTCAGACCCTGACATCTGGGAGTATGAGCTTGATGGAACCGTGTTCGGCATCATCGCCGATAATAGGGAATGGCCTGCTGCTTATGCCAAGAGACCGGGCATCGCAATTTTTTCGATGAGGGAAGTGGCGGTTGCATTGCAAGCGCACAAGAACGGCTTGGTGAGCGCCGTGAAGATTGCCTTTCCGGGGGCAGAGATCAAAGCCATCCGACGCAAGCCTGAAGACCTAGAGGATGATATAGACTTCGGAAGCGTCATCGAATGACCACCTCCAATTGACCGGATGGCTCATATCGTGTAAAGAAAACGGGCCGGGAGGTTGCACCCTCGACCGGCCCAACACCAGCGAACGGAACTCGCCAATGCCTGACCATCCAAATATCACACCCGAATTGTTGCGGCAACTCCTGCGCTATGAGCCGGACACTGGAAAGCTGTTCTGGCTTCCGAGGCCGAGAGAAATGTTCACGACCAGCAGAGCATTTTCCGCTTGGAACTCTAGGCATTCAGGAGTGGAGGCTTTTACTGCAAGCACTGGCAGGGGTTACAAATGTGGATCTATTTTTGACGTTCCTCAGCGAGCACATAGAATTATCTGGATGATTTGTCATGGCGAAATACCAAGCGGGTTTCAATTGGATCACATAAACGGAAGAAGAGACGACAATCGTCTAGAGAACATCCGTTTGGCTTTAGGGTTTGAAAACACGGCAAACACCGCTCGACATGCAGACAGCACAAGTGGGGTTAAGGGTGTCAGTTGGGATAAGCGCAGAAAAAAATGGGAGGCAAGAATTTGCATTAAAGGAAATCAAAAGCATCTTGGATATTTTCTCAATGTAATTGAAGCAGAAGCCGCCTACCTTGCAGCCGCTGAGGAACATCAAGGACAGTTCGCCTATCACAAGAGAACGCAATGAGCAGCACGATTTATATCACAGGCGACACAAGGCCGGATGCCCTGCTCGTCGCCCTTGCAGAGGCACAGAAGGGCGACCGCATCGTCTACCATATCGGCCAGCATTGCGGCGGAATCCATCGCCACGCGGCTGCCAGAGCCGAGACAGACAAGCTGGCCCTCCTCTTCTGCAAGCGGGCCTATGGATCAACCTTTGCATATTTGGCCGTGAAGCGTTAAGATGCGCGACAAACAATCTGCACCGGGGACCGACAGATGACGCAATTTCCCAACTATAAAACAGTTTCAGTAGCCTCGCTGGTGCCATACGCCCGCAACAGCCGCACACATTCACCGCAGCAAGTGGACAAGATCGCCGCCAGCATCCGCGAGTTTGGCTTTCTGAACCCGATCATCGTGGACGGCGAGAACGGCATTATCGCTGGGCATGGCCGCGTGCTGGCAGCGCAAAAGCTGGGGCTTGCCGATCTGCCCGTCATCGAAGCATCGCACCTCACCGAGGCCCAGCGTCGCGCATATGTCATCGCAGACAACCGCCTTGCGCTGGACGCAGGCTGGGACAACGATCTGCTGAAGATCGAATTGCAGGACTTGGACAGCCAAGGCTTTGACCTGAACCTGACGGGCTTCAGCGTGGACGAGATTGCAAACTTCTTGACCGAGCCGACCGAGGGCCTGACCGACGAGGACGCGGTGCCGGAAGTGCCTGCCATCCCGGTGACCGTCGAGGGCGACGTGTGGCTGCTGGGGCGGCATCGGCTTATGTGCGGGGATAGCACCAGCATCGACGCGGTAGACAAGCTGATGGCGGGCCGGAAGGTTGACATGGTATTCACTGACCCGCCGTATGGCATCGCATATAGCAGCGACAAATTTAATGGCAACAAGAGCGGCGTTACAAACAAGCGCAACAAAGCCGAGATGATCTTGGGAGACGGAGATGACTTCGACCCTTCATTTCTCACGGAAATGTTTAAGTCTGCAAAGGAAATGTTCGTCTGGGGGTATCAATACTATCCTGACAAGCTGGGGCGTGGCGGCATCATCGTCTGGAATAAAAAGCGCGAGTCAGAGGCTGCAAACCCGCATGGAGACTTTGAACTTTGCTGGTCAAGGCGAGAGCGCAATAAGATGTGCTGGCTTCAATGGGGCGGGTTCAAGAACAAGGAAAAAGGCGAGGATAGGCTTCACACAACTCAAAAGCCCGTATCGCTCGCGCTTTGGTTTTTTGAGAACTGGGGAAACGGACTTTCTTGCATCGTTGACCTATTCGGCGGCTCTGGCTCCACGCTGATCGCCTGCGAAAAGACCGCCCGCGACTGCCGCATGATGGAACTTGACCCGAAATACTGCGACGTGATCGTCAAGCGCTGGCAGGATTTCACCGGGCAAGAGGCAACGCTGGAAGCGACGGGCGAGACGTTTAACGCGCTGGCAAGCAAGAGGATCGCAGCATGAGCCGCAACCCGCACGAACCGTCCAAGGAAAGCCGCCAGCTTGTCCAGCTTCATGCCACCATCGGCACGCCTCAAGCGGTCATCTCCGACATCCTCGGCATCGACAACAAAACCCTGACCAAATACTACCGCGAGGAATTGGATCAAGCCTTGGCCCGCGCCAATGCTTCGGTCGGCGGTGCGCTGTTCAACAAGGCCACCAAAGGCGACACAACCGCTATGATCTTCTGGATGAAAACAAGGGCAGGCTGGCGCGAAAAGCAAGAGGTTGACGTGACATCCTCAGACGGCAGCATGACGCCGCAAGTCATCGAGCGCGTTATCGTCCAGCCAAAAGACGCTGATGCCTAAGAACCGCCTGCAAATCAGAACGGCAGCGGCCTTTGCGCCGCTCCTAAACCCATCCCGATACAAAGGCGCATGGGGTGGCCGTGGCTCGGGCAAGTCGCGCTTCTTCGCAGGGCTTCTCGCCGAAGAGCATCTGATGTTCCCCGGCCATCGCAGCGTCTGCATCCGTGAAGTCCAAAAGTCCCTCAAGCAATCCGCCAAGAAGCTGATCGAAGATACCCTGCAATCCTACAACCTCGGCGAGGCCCAAGGCTTCAAGGTATTCCGCGAGGTAATCGAAACGCCCGGCGATGGCCTCATCATCTTCCAAGGTATGCAGGATCACACCGCAGACAGCGTGAAATCGCTGGAAGGCTTCGACCGGGCTTGGGTTGAAGAGGCGCAATCCCTCTCCGACCGATCCCTATCACTCCTGCGCCCAACGATCCGCGCCGAGAAGTCTGAGCTTTGGTTTAGCTGGAACCCATCGCGCCCGACCGATCCCATCGACCAGCTTCTGCGCGGGCCTGTCATGCCATCGGGATCGGTCGTTGTCCGGGCCAACTGGTCAGACAATCCGTGGTTCCCGTCCGTCCTAGAGCAAGAGCGCCGGGATTGCCTAGAGAACCAGCCCGAGAGATACGGCCACATCTGGGAAGGCGAATACGCAACCGTCCTCGAAGGGGCCTATTACGCCAAGCATCTGACCGATGCCCAGCTTGAGCGCCGGATCGGCTTCATCCCACGCGATCCGCTGATGAAGGTCTACGCCTGCTGGGACATCGGCGGCACGTCGTCCAAGTCCGACGCCACGGCAATCTGGATCGTGCAATTCATCGGCCCCGAGGTGCGCGTGCTGGACTATTACGAGGCAGTCGGCCAGCCCTTCGAGGCACACGTCAACTGGCTCAGGGCCAATGACTACGAGGAGGCCGTCTGCGTCCTGCCGCACGACGGGCGCAAGCACGACAGCGTCTATGCCGTCACGCCCATGTCCTACCTGCGCGAGGCTGGCTTCGTGGTTGATCTGGTGAAGAACCAAGGTGCCGGTGCTGCATTGCAGCGTATCGACGCAACGCGCCGCCTGTTTCCGGCAATCCGCTTCAACGAGGAGACAACGCGCGGTGGGCGCGAGGCTTTGGGCTGGTATCACGAAAAGCGGGATGAGGTGCGCGGTATCGGGCTTGGGCCTGAGCATGACTTCTCCAGCCATGCTGCCGATGCCTTTGGCTTGGTGGCCGTCTACAAGGCCGGAATGGTGTCGGATGACGAATGGTCATCACCTCTGAGACGCAATTTGAAAGGCATCGCATGATGTGATAGGGTGTCGGCATCCCGCGCCAGAGGAGGCCATAATGCCACTCAAAAAAGGTTCGTCTGCTAAGACGATTTCTGCTAACATCCGCACGGAAATGAAGACCAAGCCGCAAAAGCAAGCGATTGCCATTGCTCTCAGCAAAGCAGGAAAGGCGAAGAAGAAATGAAAAAGCCAGTGAAGTTCACTCCGTGCAAAGGCTGCCCGAACCCCGCCAAGTGCAAGGCAATGGGCAAGTGCATGATGAAGGGCAAGAAGTAATGCCCGGCGGCCTTTACGCCAACATCGCCGCCAAGAAGGCCCGCATCAAAGCCGGATCGGACGAGAAGATGCGGAAGCCCGGCAGCAAAGGCGCGCCGACTGCGGCTGCATTCAAGGCTTCGGCCAAGACAGCAAAGAAGGCCAAGTGATGGCCAAAACCCCGGCTTGGCAGCGTGCTGAAGGAAAAAACCAAAAAGGCGGCTTAAACGCTAAGGGCCGCGCGTCTGCTAAGGCCGAGGGAATGAACCTGAAGGCCCCGGTGAAGGCTGGCGACAACCCGCGCCGGGCGTCCTTCTTGGCTCGGATGGGCGGTATGCCCGGCCCCGAGCGCGACGAGGATGGAAAACCCACGCGACTTCTGCTATCACTCAACGCATGGGGCGCAAGCAGCAAGGCGGACGCCAAGGCTAAAGCCAAGGCCATTTCGGCCCGCAACGAGGCGAAGAAGAAATGACCATCACGACCTATGCCACGCTAAAGACAGCCGTCGCGGATTTTCTGAACCGCGACGATCTCACGTCTGTCGTGCCGACCTTCATCGCGCTGGCCGAGGCTGACATGCAGCGCAAGGTGCGTCACTGGAGGATGGAAACCAGATCGACCGCCCAGCTTGACACGCAATTCAGCGCCATTCCGTCCGATTGGGCCGAAACAATCCGCTTTTACCTGACATCTGGCGAAACCGCGCGGCTTGAGTTGCTCAGTCATGCAGAACTCTTGGACCGCAAGCAGCGTGCCGGTGCCGTCAATGGCCAGCCCTACTACTACGCCATGACGGGTTCGCAGTTCG